TATGAAGAAGAAGAAGGTTATGATTATACAACTGATCCACAACTTAAAAATTATGAAGGTAGTGCTTGGCGTTTTTTAAATAGTGGTAGTCGTGCAGAAACTGCACAAAGAATTAAAAATTTAGATGTAGATTTAGAAGATCAAAATACTTTAGCAAAAACAGAACAATGGGTTCCACAAGTAGTTTCTTCTTTAACTACTCCTACTATTTTGGCTCCATTAGCACCATTAAAAGTATTAAGGTCATCTAGATTAGGTAAACGATTTACTGGTGGTGCATTATTTACATCAGCACTAATAGCACCTGAAGAATTAATGATGGCTAATGAAATAGAAAATAGAACACTAGGTCAGTCAGCCGTTGTTTTAACTGGAGCTGGTTTAATTGGTGGAGCATTAACAGGTATATTAGGCAAATATAGTAATCGTATTTATTATGATAGTGGTAAAGGTGGCGTATTGTGGAGTGAGTCTGTTGACCCAGCAAAAACTGTTAAAACACAAACCAAGTCAAAACCTTTTAATCCAGTTAAAGATGTAACTACAAACACATGGAAACCAGTTGGAGCTAACGTAAGTCCTGAAAGACAAAGACAATCTATGTGGCAATCAATGGACGGAGATGCTTTAAAAGAAACTGGTGTTGGGTTAGAGAAATTACCTTGGAATCCAGTAACAAGATTAACACAAAGTCCTAATCCTATAGTTCGTAAAGTAGTAAGCCAAATGGTTGATTTTGGTGGAATGATACAAAAGAAAGTAGCTGACAATGAAGCTATGACACAATCATTAGAAACTACTTTCAGAACTACATACACACCTAGTCTTGTAAATGTTATGAGAATGATGGACGAACAATATCTAGGTTACAGAAACATTTTAGCTAAAGACGGAGATATTGGCAGATCATTGCAAATGCTCAAACTAAAAGGTAAAGATTTTCTTAATAAAACCAATGGGTTAACGGAATATCAGTTTAGAGAAAGAGTTTCTAATGCATTAAGAAACAATGGAGACGAAATAATAGATGGTGCTACTACATATGTTAATAGTGCAGCTTCTAAGGCTAGAGAACATTTAGACGTCATTAAAAAGCAAGCTACAGAAGTAAAGTTGTTTGAAAGAGGTTTACAAAAACAAATTAAAAGTCTTGAGATTAAAATAGCCAAAGCCAAAGGTGAAACTAAAGTTGCCTTGCAAGCACAGTTAGTAAATGCTCAAAGAAATCTAGCTAAGATACAAGCTAATGGTGTCAATGTTAATACGGCTGATGGGTTTTTACCCAGGATATGGCGTGTTGATAAAATCATGGAAAACTCTGAAGCATTTATTGGTATAGTTAAAAATTGGTCAAGAAACCAATATGGTTTGACAGAAGCACAAGCCAATAAATTTGCAAATGAAATGATAGATCAAGTTACAAGAAGTAAACCTTATTATAACTTAGATGAAGGTTTAGACAGTGTTGATTGGATAACACAAGCATCATCTACAAAAGCAAGAACATTTGAGATACCAGACAGACTAGTTGTAGAGTTTTTAGAAAATGATGTTGAATCTATTTTAAGACATCATACAACGACAATGGGTATGGACATTGAGCTGACAAGAGCTTTTGGTGACGTATCAATGGCAAATGTCATTAAACAAGTCACAGATGAATATGAATTGCTAATAAAACAAGCCCCCACTACTGCTGAGAGGCAAACATTAGCTAAACAATTACAAGATGATTTACGAGATATAAGAGGTTTAAGAGATAGGTTGAGAGGAACTTATGGAGCTTCTAAAGACCCACATGCTTTATCTAGCCGTGCTATCAGAACATTTAAGTCATTTAATATATTAGTAGGCATGGGAAGTGCCGTAGTTAGTTCTGTTCCTGATGTAGCAAGATCGGTAATGGTTGAAGGTTTTAAGCAAGTTAATGATAAAGGTTTAAAACATTTTTTTAAAAATGCACGAACAACAATAAAACAATTATCTAAAAAAGAATTAAATCAAGCTGGTATATCAGCAGATGCCTATTTAGGATTACGATCTGCACAGTTTACTGATGTTGGAGATATGTTTGGCAGTCGATTTGCTTGGGAAAGAAACATGAACCAAAGTGTAGGTGTTTTCTTTATGCTGAATGGTCTTAACTATTGGAATCAGTTTATGAAAGAGTTTGCTGGTAATGTAAGTATGCTTCGCATGACAGAAAATATTATGAAAGATTGGAATGCTATATCTACAAGAGACCAAGAAAAGTTTCTAGCAAATGGTATAGATCAGCAAATGCATTCACGAATGAGATTGCAAATGAACCAACACGCAAAACAAGAAGATGGCGAATGGTTACCTGAAACCGATTTATGGACAGATGGTAATGCTAGATTAAGTTTTAGAAATGCTCTTAATCAAACAGTTGAAAGAACTATTATAACCCCAGGAGCTGGTGACAGAGCTTTATGGACATCTACAGAACTTGGGTCAATGATGACTCAGTTTAAAGGTTATGGTCAAGGCTCAATGGTACGTTTGCTAACTGCTGGTATGCAAGAAAAAGATGCTGCTTTTTGGCAAGGTGCATTAATGCTTGTAGGATTAGCTGCAATAGTTAATGAAATTAAAAATGTTCAGTATGGTATTGATGACAGTAAAGATACTTACAATGATAAACTAATAAATGCAGTAGATCGAAGTGGTATGCTTGGTTGGTTTACAGATGTTAACAACAGTTTAGAAAAAATATCAGATTATAAATTAGGCATGAGACCAATGTTTGGTAGTGCAACAGAAAAGCCAATACCTAGTGGAGCAAAGTTTGGTGCTATTTTTGGTCCTACTGCAAGCAATTTGTCTACTGGTGGAGCAGTTGCAAGTGACATTATAAGAATGGAAGCAGATCATAACACGGCAAAGTCTGCACGTTTTATAACTCCTGGGGGAAACTTGTTTTGGGCAGACCCTATAATGGACGGGATTTTTAATAGTGATGTGAATTAACAAGAAGGTGCAATATGAGTAAAGGTATATATTATGGCTACTATTTCTATTGCAGACAACGATGCACGAATACAACACGATATAGGCTCTAGTGGTAACACTGCTGGAGTTACACCCTTCCCTATTGATTTTCCATTTTTTAATCTTGATGATATTGATGTAACCATTACAAATAGTTCAGGTGTTGATACTGTTATATCTAGAGGAACAGGAGCAAACACTTTTTCTGTATCAGGCACTGCCGTAGATGATGGTTTCTCTGGTGGTAATGTAATATTAAATACTCAATATACTAGTTCCACAGTTACAATATCTAGAGATATAGAAATATCACGAACAAGTGACTTTGCTACATCGGGACCTTTTAACATATCAAGTTTAAATACTGATTTAGATAAAATCTATGCAGTCATGCAACAACTTGAAACTAACAATGCAAGAGCATTAAGTCTGCCAACTACTGATACGTTAACGTCAATAACATTACCAACAAACACATCTCGTAGAGGTAAGTATTTGGCTTTTAATGCTTCAACTGGTGATGCTGAAGTTGGAGGTAGTGTAGCTGATACGGGTACAGTTGCAACAATATCAGCTAATATTACTACAGTAGCAAGTATACAAGCTGACGTTACAACAGTTGCTCATCTACAAGATGGTACAACGGCAACAAATGCTATTAGTACACTAGCTACTAAGGCAGGCGATATTACTACAGTAGCTGGTCAAGTTACTAACATGAATAACATAACAAGTAATTTATCAGCCGTACAAAATGCTAGTGCCAATGCTACACTTGCAGAGAATTATGCAGTCAAGGTTGATGGTGCAGTTGAGTCCTCAAAGTATTCATCTAAAGCATGGGCGATTGGTGGTACTGGTGTAACAGATACAGCAGGGTCAGGTTCAGCAAAGTCTTGGGCAGTTGAAGCAGATGCAGTAGATGGCACAGAACATTCAGCAAAATCATACGCTATAAGTGGTAGTGCAATATCAGCAGGATCTGCAAAACAATGGGCGTTAGGTGGTGGATCAGGGTTTACAACATCAACGGCTGTATCAGGTGGATTATATTCAGCTAAGTATTATGCCGAACAAGCACAAGCTTCAAAGACAGAGTTCTCTAACGTATACCAAGGAGCATTATCTTCTGATCCATCAGGGGGAACTGTATCAGCAGGCGATTTATATTTTAATACAAGCACAACAAAACTGAAATATTACAATGGCTCAAGTTGGGCAAACATAGAAGCTACAGATACAAGTTCTTTTGCAAGTAATGGATTTGCAGTGGCAATGGCTATAGCTTTATAGGAGTAGAATATGGCACAAAATTTTAAACAAATAAAAATGAGGAACATTGGTACTAGTGCCACAGACATTCCTGATGGAGCAGATTTTCCTAGTGGCTTTCATACTCTGATAGGCTTAAACTTAGCTAACACAACAGCCAACGCCATAACAGTTTCTGTATATATAACGAACACAAATAATTATTACATAATTAAAAATATGACAATTCCAAGTGGATCAGCTTTTACACATGATTCAAAGATTGTTTTGTTAAGTGGCGATAGGTTGTTCTTTGTAAGTGATACAGCAACATCATTAGACGTTATTGCAAGTTATGTAGAAAACATTAGTACATAGGATTTGATATGCCTTTTATTGGAAACACACCTGACGTAAACTTCACAAGCTTTGCAAAGCAAGACTTAACTGGTGTTACTGGTAGCCCTGCTAAAAGAGGATATACCCTAACTCATGCAGTAGCCAATGCCAATGAGATTGAAGTCTTTGTTAACAACGTAAGACAAGAGCCAACAGAATCTTATACAGTTAATGGTACTGGATTGACTATGACTGGTGATGTTGAAACTTCAGATGACTTTTACATTATCTACTTAGGCAAAGCTATTCAAACAACTGTTCCACCTGATGGCTCAGTCAGCACAGCCAAGATAGCAGATGATGCAGTTAACTTAACATCAAAGGTTACTGGTGTATTGCCAGTTGCTAATGGTGGTACTGGTCATAATGCTGTTATAGCTTTTGCTTGTAAAGCCAACAAGACTTCATCAGGAGATGAAAGTATTCAAGGTGATATAGTTTTTAATCAAGTTCAAACCAATGTTGGTAATGCTTATAATAATTCCAATGGCAGATTTACTGCTCCAGTAGCTGGTACATATTTCTTTACTTTTCATGCACTAACTGCTTCGTCTGGAACTCAACAATTAGCTAGTGGTACTGCTCTTAATGGTTATTTTAAAAAGAATGGTGCTGATGCAGGGTTTGGCAAAATATATTCCCAAATAAGTGCAGCTTCTCATGCTAATGTTTCAGCTTCTATGGTTATTACCTTAGCACAAAATGATTATATTCAAGTTCATATAGCTGATAATTACATTTATTCGTCACAAAGTGCAAATTACAATCAGTTTAGTGGTCACTTAATAGGAGTTTCATAAAATGGCATTAAGTAAAATACAAGCTGAGTCAATGAACTTAGCAGACACCTATGCATTTAGTGGAACTGTAAGTGGTGCAGGTAAAGTGTTGCAAGTAGTTCAAGCATTTAAAGATGATGTTTTTGCTACAACTAGCACTAGTTACACAGATGTTACTGGATTGACTGCATCAATTACACCAAGCAGTTCTTCAAATAAAGTTTTAGTGCTATTAAGAACCTCACAAGGCGTATCTGGAGAGAGTTATATTAGATTAAAACTACTTAGAGGTAGTACGGATATAGCAGTTGCTAATGGAAAAGCTTATTTTAATTTTAGTTATCCATCAAGAGCAGGTAGTGATACTAGCTACTACATTGCACGAGGTAGTCAACATTTAGATTTTTTAGATTCACCAAACAGCACATCATCTACTACTTATAAAGTGCAAGTTGAAACTTACAGTGGACACACAGCGTATATCAACAGAGGTAGAGATAATGACCAGTATCGTGGTGTTTCAAGTATAACATTAATGGAGATTGCAGGATGACAGATATAGTTCAATCAATTTTAGCAATAAATCCAAAAGCAGAAGTAAGTGTTGATGCAGAAGATGTAAAAAAAATCACATGGCACAATGGTACAACACCCATAGCTGAAGCAGACATATTAGCTAAACAAAAAGAATTGCAAACTGCATATGATAACAATAAGTATCAAAGAGACAGAGCAGAAGCCTATCCATCAATAGCAAATCAATTAGATGACTTGTATCACAATGGCATAGATGGTTGGAAGACAACTATCAAAGCTATTAAAGACAAGCACCCAAAGGAGTAA